ATGAAATCGGTATTACTCGGCATTACGCTGCTGGCAACCGCGACCGGCGCGCTGGCGGCAGACAAACTGGTTAACATCACCAAACTGGAGTACGGCAAACAGTGGGCGTTCACCAAGGAAGAGGTGACGCTGCAGTGCCGCAGCGGCGGCGCGCTGTTCGTGCTGAATAACAGCACCCTGATGCAATATCCGCTCAACGACGCGGCGGAGCAGCAGGTGAAGAAGGGCCATCAGCGCGCACAGCCGCTGGACGTGATCCTGCTGGACGATCCCGCTGAACCGGGGAAGAAAATGAGCATGGCGCCGTTTATCGAACGCGCCGAGAAGCTGTGTGCTGACTAACCGCTTGTTTGCCAACGCCTTGCCCAGCGCGCGCAGATTGATGCGCATTTGCCGCATAGTTATTTCGTCACGAAACTATCACGCGGCCGCCGGGCGGCTGGCAAAACTGGCGCGGTAGGCTACTCTTAAAGTGCACGGCTGAACAAGCCCTGCATTAAATGCCAACTTTTAGCGCACGGCTCTCTCCCAAGAGCCATTTCCCTAGACCGAATATAGGAATCGTATTCGGTCTTTTTTTAGGTCATTGATTTTATTGTGTTATTTTCGGAAAGCTCGAATTTACTCGAAATTTACTCGAATTTTGATATCCGGTCTTTTACAGCATTACGTACTCTTTCCCCCTCGTATTGAGATATTTCAGAGTCATCATCTCTGATGTATGCCCCAGCAGTTTCTGCGCAAAATCCCTTCCTCTTTCCTTCTCGTACAGCCGGCCGGCCAAACTTCTGATCTCGTGAAATGTCGGCGGATTTTCCTCGAACGACAAACCTGAAGCCTTCCGTGCCGCAACAAATTTTTTCGTTAGTCCATCAGGATGCAGCGAGCCATCTGGGCTATTTTTGCGGATGCCGGCGCTGATCATAAAGTCCGTAGTGCTGACCAACCTGCAACGATCGATCACTGTCCCGAGGCGGAGGCCTACGATTTTCAGCTCCAGATCGAGGGGGAGGGAAATCATGGCGCCAGTCTTCCCTTGTTCAACAAGCAATCGGCCGTCTACGACATGGCTAAAACGCATCTGTGTCAGATCTTCGCGGCGCTGGCCAGAAACCAAGGCCAGATCCATCGCCAAGCCGAACCAGGGCGGCATTGGGTCTGCTGCATAACGAATAGGCCCATATTGCGCCAGTTCCAGGCGTTCGCGCTTTACCACGACTTTTGCGGCGCGGGTAGGCGTTACGGGATTGTTTTCTATATGACCTTCGACGATTGCTTCGCGGAAGATATCGGACAGCACCGAACGCATGGTGGCGGCCATTGTTTTTTTGTCCTGGGCGATCCAGAACTCCAGAAACTCGGCGACGTGTCGAGTCGTGATTTTTGAAAGCACCATGCCGCCCAAGCGCTCGCGGATAATGGCTAGTTGGCCGGCGCGCACCTTGTAAGTGTTTTCGGCAAGCTGGCGGCGTTTGAATATTACCTCGTACCGTTCGATCCAAGAATTCAGTGTGTACTCATGGCTGCCTTTGATTTTCTCCAGTAACAGGACGGGAGAGTAGTTCTGTTCGATGTAGTGGTTAGCTTCGATCGCCTGCGCAATGGCGTCACGGCGCGCAATCTGCCCCAGGGATATCTCCCTCTTGGTGACCGGGTTGCGCCAATAGAAGGATTTGCCCTTGCTGCGAAACGTGAGGTTTTTTGGCAAACGCATATCATACCCCTCCCTTCGCCGTGTCATTGATCACCTTCTCCATAAACGCCGCTCGAGCTGGCTCGATGCTTCGCGCTTCCTTTATTTTTCTACCCAAATTGAGATCTTTGGGATTGATGTAAATAGTCCCTGGTGTCAGCCGATATTCGCGGCCTTCTTTTTCCGCTGCCGGGTAGAAATTTCCGTTCCTGGCCCAACGCTGTAAGGTTTGCCGAGACGGTTTTTTACCTGGATAAATCTCGTTGCACCATTCTTCTAAAGTCAGTTTTTGAGTCATTTGGTTATGCTCCTACGCACAACCGGCCACGATCTTACTCGTGGCCCGCGTTGTGTTTTGATTTTCGAAAATCATTTCTCCGGCCGGTAAACGTCGCCGCAGTAAAGAACGGCGCGCGGGCGGCGCAATTGGATCGCCTCTTTCACCTGTTCGCATTCGGCCAGGCTTGAGTAAACCCGTTCAGATACCGGCAGCGCGTCGCACGCATCGTGGCCGCACGGGCTTACCAGCAGGAGGAAGCCGATAAGTGTCAGCATGCCGCCTCCTGCGCCGGCGACAGGTCATCGATCGCCTGCTGGTAGCGCTGAACCTCATCAGCGCTCAGGAACCGCGCGGAGCGATGCAGAAGGGCGCCCAGGTCTGCCCCTTCCTGGCTTGTGGTGCCGCCGTTCTTGCCGGCCGCATCGATCGACGCACCCAGGCCGGCAATCGCATTCAGGCGGTGGTGCTGCAGTACGATTTTGTTTTTCAGCTCGGTGTACAGGGTGATCCCCAGCTGCGCTTTCAGGTCTTCAACTGAGGCGCGGAGGTCTGTCGCCTGAGCTGTGGTGGTGATCTTGTCGATGCTGCCGCGAATATCTTCTGCAATCTTTTCTGGTGCTGAATTTTCTGTAACTGGCTCGGGCGCCTTATCAGCCGCCTCGATCAGCTGGCCGGCGCTTACGCGGCTGTCCGGCGTGACGTCTTTCTCTTTATGCCAAACCATCTCTTGCCCGCGCTCGAGCATTTCCATGATCTCGGAGTTATTCGGCAGCCGCCGGCACAGGCGGTGCATGACGGATTTTCTGGACATAGACTCGAACCAGCTCACCCACGGGCCGCTGTCGCTGTTCTTGCTCGCCGCGCGAACCTTCTCAATGTCCTGCAGATTCATCACTTCAAATTGCAGCTCACCGCTGCGCATCTTGGCGTAAGCGAACGCGCCGATCATCTCCCCGCGGTCGAGCAGATTGGGCTCGTAGAACACGTGTTCGCCGTCCTCATCCATCCACACCCGGAATTTATCGTTAGCGTACAGCGCGCGGGCTGCGATGATAGAAACCTCGCCTGACTGGCGGGCGCGCTTCATCACGCCATCGATCATCGGCAAATACTGCGCTCGAGGTATCCACTGACCATCGGCGTTTTTCGTCTTGTAAACGACAAGGGCCGCCTCGCGCCCATCAGGGATCAGCCCGTCTTTAGCACAAGATGACAGGGCGTTAATCACGCTCTGGCGGTCGGCGCCATACAGGTCTTTGTTGTTGGCCAGCGCCACGGCGGCGGCGCTGGTAAATTTTTCAAAGCTGACGTGGCTCGGCAAAATCTCTTTTGCCGGTGCCAGCTGTTCTGCCAGGTCTTTCTGGATCAGTGCAAGTTGGTTGCTCATTGGTATGCTCCTTAGGCTACGCGCAGCGCTTCCATGCGGCGCTGGTCAAAGTCGTTAATGTCGTCCACGATTTCTTCGGTGATCGGTTCTGGCCACACGCCGGTATCCTGTGCCTGTTTGATATCCCGCAGGGTTTTGCGGTACTCAAGGCGGCCGAGTTCGAGCAAGTCAGCGGAGGCCTCAACGATGGCGACCCAGTGGTAGTGCTCGTCCTTGTTGACGAAGATCCAGAAGAACTGATCCAGAGCCGCAACATCGCAATACATGCCCGCGCTCAGGTGGTAATCGCGCTCGATGATTTCACGGTGCAGGCGGGCGCGCAGGGCGCTTTGCTTGACGTTACCCATGCTGACAGTTTTAAGGTCAAAGCCGGTACGCAGGCCGCCGGACTCAATCTCAAGATCGGGACGTACGCGCAGTTCGAGGCCGGTTTCTTCATCGATGCCGAAATAGCTCACCTCAACCGCGCGTTGTGGGTGCTGCAACAACTGCCCGGCCGATGGGTGGGTGAACAGGGCGCGCTGAATTGCCTTGGCGTGTTTCATCTGCGCCTGCGTGATCGTTTGGCGCTGGTCGCTGCTATTTTTCCAAGCGCTGATCACTTCGTCGGCGAATACCGCAGTTGGCAAAATCGTTTTGATACGCGCGGCCATATCCTCTTTGCTGCCGCTGACCGGCAACGGCGCCGGAATCGCGCGCTCTTTCTCGACAAACTCCGGATCGATGGTCGCCAACTGTTCCAGCAGTGCGTCGCGGCCGCCGGTGGTTTTCAACGGCGCCGGCAGGGTGGCGTTGTACTCTTTGATGCAGGCTTTCATCGCCGTGGCGGTGATTTTTGCGTCCTCTGGGATGCTCTGAAATTCCGGCGGCAGCAGCATGTAGAACTGGCCGATTTCGTCAGCGTTGCCGCCCAGCGCATACGGCGCTTGCAGGGTGGCGTTATGCTTCTCGATCACGGCGCGCAGCGTATCGGCGTCGGTCTGTTTCGGCAGGCTGGCGTTGTGCTGTTCGATAAATGCGCGCATCGATGCTGTATCTGTGAATGCCCCATCGGGGATCACAGGCTCAACGCTGAATTCCTCGTCCAGCTTTTCGGGCTCGAGCGCCAGCGCGTGAACCAACGAGCCGAACGTCATCGGATCGGTGCGCTCGCGCTGGATGGTTTTGATAACGTGGCGGCCGTGGTAATACATCAGGCTGATCCGCGCGTCCTTTGCCATCGTGCTGCTGATGCCGTTGGCGCTGTGATAGACCTCGTTCGGAATATCCAGATAACGGCCGGGCTCGAAGTATGCAGGGGCTGCCGGTTCTTCCCGGCGCGGTGCGTCGACGACTGCCGCTGCAGCCTCGTTCTGTACTTCGACTGGCGCCGCGGTATCGACGTTCTCACCTGACAATTCCGCCGTTTCGCCTGACACTCCGGCCGTTTCCGTTGACGAATCCAGGAACTCGCGAACATCGTCGCCGGTCGTGGCGCCCGCGGCGTCGACCTTGGCCAGTGGTGATACGGCGAACATTTCGGCCGGGTCATAGCTAAAGTGCCCGCCACCGATGCTGCGGAGTTCGCCGGGTTGCTGCCGCGCGACTTCCGTTTTTTCGCCCTCATTTGAGGCGTCAACCCGCTCGGGCGCTGGATTTTCCTGCTGCAGCGCGCCGCTGCCGGATCCGTCGATGGCGGCGGCCATTTCCCGGCATTTCTGCTCGGACGCCCGGCGGGCTTTCTGCAGGTAATGTTCAACTCGCTGGTCAAGGAACGCGACGCGCCGTTCTTTGTCATCAGTCCAATATTCCAACACATCGTAGATAATGTGGTGAACATCATCTGCGGAAAGTTGATTGAACGGATCGCAGGGTTCGATCTCTTTGGCCAGCAGCCGTGCTAAGTAGGTGAGTGAGATATCTCCGCCGATTGCGGTCATTAGCTCCTGGACGTCGGCATCGTCGATCACATAAGTATTGCCGCCCAGCGTCGCCAAGATTTCTTGGCGCAGCCATTTCCGCCGGTCTGTCTCGAACTCTGCGACCACTTCATCTTTTTCACCTGCATTTGAGGCCGTTTGTTGCACGGTCTCTGTGTTTTGTTGCGCCGGTTTAGCGTCGACCTCGATCAGATTGGCGTTGATGTAACTGCGCAGCGCGCCGGGGGTAACGTGCAGGTTTTCTTCGGCACCGCGGACCAGCGCAACAATCGCCTGTCGGGAGAACTGCAAAACGCCAGGCGTGGCGCTGAGCTGCTCATTCCATGCTTTGAGCGCCTCGTCGTTGCGCTTTTTCATCTCAGTGACTGCGCGGATGATGGCGCCCGGCGGGTTTGAAATGTCGAAATCAGATGGGTACAGCGCGCAGCCGATTACGGTTTCCAGCATCTGCAGAGAGTCGATCGGCGTGCCGGCTGCCGGCTCGGCGCCGTTTGTGAGGATCGCACCGGATGCGGTGCGCAATGGCTCCTCAGGCGCGGTTTCGGCAGGCTTGGCGCCGCCGGCCGCTGAGGTTTGCCACTTCGTGATAACGCCCGCGCGCTGTTCTACCGTAGCGTCGAGGTATTCGGTGGCGAATTGGCACAGTTTGCCCAGCTCCGGCACCTTGCCGAACGGTGGCCAGATGGCTTTCATGCCCGAGATCGCAGTGATCGGCATTTCCGGGTAGGTGTGTGCGAACTGTTTAAGGCTGGTCAGCGCCAGAATGACGTTTTGCGGGTAGCGTTGCGCATCGTCCATCACCAGCGCCTTGGCCGCGGCCAATTGCTCGTCGTTCAGCTTCAGGCAGTTATTGCCGTAAAGCCACGCCGCGGCGATCACGGTGTGCTTGTCGAGGCTCGATGCGAAGTATTCACCTGCAGGTTTCTGCTGCTCCTGCACCACCTGCGTTTTTTCAGTGGTCCTGCTGTTTTCTGCTGCGCCTGCACCACCTGCAGGTTTTGTCATGTAGGGATACAGTTTCGGGAATGCCACGGACGGATCGAGCGTGTCGCGCGGTACACAGGTTTTGCTGGCGTCGCTTTCCAGCGCCCAGGTAAGCCAGAATGTTTCGCTGAATTCGCCCTCGGCGGGCAGTTCGTCCACGACTGGAAAATCGATACGTACCGGCGCGAAGTAGTCGGCTTTTGAGTGACCAGCTTCCATGAAGAGAAAATCACGCTTTGTCTCCGCGTGATCGTCAGACTTCGCCTCAAAGTACGTAAAAAGATGGTTTTTCCCAGATTTCTGTTTTGCCCTGTAAAGATAGGCTGCAACATTTTGCATTGTGTAGTTCTCCTAGGTTTAGGTACAATGCCAGCCGATCAGTGATCTGCTTCGGTTGGTCATTGGTTATGCTCCGGTTATTGGGGGTGGTTCCCCGGTAACCCGTCGCCGGGACGTAAAGCCGGTAGACTGGCCCGCCTTGTGCGGGCCTTTTTACTTTCTAATCGCAATAACTGCGGTTGCAGTGTGGGCAGTAAATAACATGGGTGTTTTTTGCTTCGTCCAGCGAAATACCGGTTTCATACCCACGCAATCCGTGTTGCTGGTAAATATCTTTTTTGCAACGAAAACAAATTCCATCGTATGGCGCGAAATGTGGAACGTGTTTATTGTTGCAATATTCCACCTGTGCCTTTCGTGCCGCGACAGGGGAAAATAACTTTTCCATAAATAACCTCTCGTGGTGATTGATATTGAAATGCGCCCTGCGAGTTGACGCCCCGGAAGGGAAACGCTTGACGCATTTCAATATTCTAAAAAGCCCCGCCGCGACGGCGGGGAATACTACACACAGCAATTAATGAATCGATACCACGTTGATTTTTATAGAGCTGGCTGGCTCTTTAGGCGTGATGAGGTGCACCTCAATCCCAAGCGCGATGCGCTCGAAGCGGCGGACAACAGCTTCAATCGCGCAAACTTCGCAATGCTCGTAGCCAATATCCTTGCCATTATGGGTGATAGCGAAAGGGCGTTGATTCTGGTGCTCGTTTTCCGGGAGTGCGATATATCCAGCGACTTCACCATTTGAAAAAACTTTTGCCACGTTATTGCTGACCTGCGCCAATTTGAAAATAATAGTCTTGCTCATTGGTTTGCTCCGTTTTTAGGTAATGGGATCCCGTGGCTGATTAATTCAGCCGATAGGGTGTTACTAATTTAAATATCAGTGCGTGCCAGCTGGCTCGAATTCCGGCGGGATCCGCAGGGATTCAAAAGGGCGCTTGATGGCCCGAAGGTTGCCGACCGGTTCGAACCGGTAGCGGCCGCGGATGTAATCGAATGATCCTACCCACGGCGCGCCGGTGCGCGTGTTGCGGAGGCTAACGGCCTTACCGCTGTTTGGGACGATCTTGCTCATGGTTGCCTCTGTAGCGCCCTGAATGGCGCGATAAGTGTTACTTGAGAGCTGCGTTAAATTCGGCTTCTGACATGGCTTCTTCACCCTCCGCCAGGCTGTCAAAATACTCTTCGTATGATGTGAACATAGTGAAATCCTCTGCTGTTAGTTGGCCATCTGACGAGCAAACCAGCGTTGCGCGCCTGCTGCGGTTTTAAAATCCCGGCTTTTTGTGAACGTCATCGCGGTAAAAGTGCCGTTGCAGTTAGGGAAAACACCAGTTTTTACTGTCTCGTTGTTGCCCTGATCGATAGTTTTGTTTTCCATCGTGTTCTTCCTGCTCTGTGGTTGGTCATTGGTTATGCTCGCCGTCTTTCCGGCTGTCAGAACGTCGTACCTGCTGCGCGCCTGTCTCTGTCATCTCATCCACCTTTTCATGCGCCGGTGGCGGCTACTTCGTGGGCGTCCTGCCTTGATGACTCGTTGCTGCGATGAGACTAAGTAAACATGTTCTTTACTTTTTAGTCAAGTATAAATGAGCTAAAAGGTAAAGCGGTACTTTACATGGTGATGTCCAGGCGTAAAAAAAGCCGGCCTCGGGCCGACTTGGTGGGTTGGAAACGAAAAAGGCCAGGGGCTTGGGTAGCCTCTGGCCTTCTGAATCTCAAAAATTACTCTTCGATCGGCTTATACCGCCCTCGCAGGTACTTCTCAACGTACTCATCGATTTCTTTTAGCCGGAGCTGGAAGAGATCAATCATGCGTTCTTGTTCTGCTTCTGGAAGCTGACGGAATAATTCAAGCATTTCTAGTTCTTTGGGCTTTAGCCCTGTGTCTTCATCTACAACCTCTCCCAGAAGCCATGCGAGGGAAACCCCCCCAGCCTCAGCAACGGCAATTGCAGATTTTTTGCTCATAGTTCCGGTTTTAAACCAGCCCGTAACTGCTTGTTTACTGACATTGGCAACTCGAGCCATTTCCGCTTTGGAAAGCCCTTTATCGTTAAGTTCTGTCAGCCTTGAAACGAGGCTTGGTTGTGATTGTTCCGTATTCATAATCAGCATTGTAAATGTTTGCTTTACTTTAACAAGGCACGCATTGCTTGACTCAATAGTAAATAATTGCTTTACTTAATTTCTCAATGACAGGAGAGAAACTATGACGGCACTTGATAAAGCAATTGAGATAGCGGGCTCCGCAAAGAAGCTCAGCTCAATGCTTGGGATTTCCAGGATGGCTATAAGCTTGTGGAAAAACGACGGAAAAGGGGTGGTACCCGCCCATCGTGTTCTTTCCATTCATCAAGCAACAGGCGTGACGCCCCACGAACTGCGCCCGGATCTTTACCCAAACCCAACCGACGGCCTCCCACAAGCAACGCAGGATAGCAGGCCTGAAAATTAAGGACTGATTTATGGAAATCAAACACGAGCAGATCCGCGAAGCGCTGCGCGGATGGGCCATCGAAACAACCCAGCGCACGGTAGCAGCCGAGATCACCCGCGCTTATTTTGACCTGCGGTTACAGGCGCCACTGCTGGCGCAGATCGAACGTGCCGACGGCAGCGTTGACGATGCAGCATGGCACAACAACAAACAGCAGATATTTCGCTGGCTGGACGGCGATAGTGTGGCCGCGCGCCGCAAGATTCAACAGCTGCAACCGGCGATCCTCGCTGCGCTGCCAGCAGAACTGCGCGCCCGGCTGATTGCCGGAAACAGCATTGAATATCTTGCAATTCGCGCGCTGAAAGAACACCAAGGGGCGATCGCCGCGGCGCTGCTGAACGCGTTGCCGACCGACTTTGAGCGGGAATGCGACAAAGCTGAGCGAAGCCTCAACGAGTTACGGCGCGCCTATTCAACCCTGCATTAACCGGAGCATAAACCAATGGCCAATTTTTCAAGAGCACAGATCGAAACGCAGATCCGCGCCCAACTGGTGCGCGAGGGAATTCCCGACGACGTGGCGCGCTCGGCTGCCGGCCGTGGCGCCGATCATTATCTGTCCAGCCCGAACGCGACGATTGCAAGCAGTATCGGTATCGCAAAGACGTACGCAAAGCCGCTAAAGCGGGTGAAGGGCAAGCCGGCCATTAAGCCGGCGACGGGGAATGGGGTAAAGACGTGGCGGCGTAGTTAAAACGGTGCTTTTGCGTAGTCGATGGCTGATGACAACGCTTCCATGAGCACAGGGATGTCTTCTATATGGATTCGAATTGTATCCGACTCTCCGGTTGTCGAATCGGTTTGAGATATTTCAACAAAATCACCGTTAGTGAGCGTTACACCGATTTCATCTCGCTGAGGAAGAACACGTAAGAATTTAGACATGACATTTTCCCTTGTACTAGAACAGGCCGAAGTTGAATGAGCAATATTAACTCGAAGGCTACAGCCATGCCAAAACCTTTGGCTAAGAGTAAGGCTAATAACGAGCCTTACAGAAAGGTGAAGATCACTATGTGGGATGACCCGAGATTCCGGGCGTTGTCCCCGTTGCCACCTAGCGGGCAGAGCTTGTTTATTTACCTGCTCACAGGCCCGTTCACGGGGATTATTCCTGGGTTATTCAAGGCCGGGCGCGCGGCTTTGGCTGAGGAACTGGGCTGGGATGTCGAAGCCTTCGACTTAGCCTTAGGCGAAGCCTTATTCCTTGGGATGGTCAAAGCCGACATCCAAGCCCGAGTTTTTTGGCTGCCCAACGCCGCCAAACATAACCCGCCAACGTCGGTAAACGTCATCAAATCGTGGGTGAGAGCGTTCGAATTACTGCCCGAATGTGACCTCAAATATGAGGCGTTGGAATCCCTGAAAGCCGCATCGCACGGGGTTTCACAGGCTATGGGTTCGGCTTTCGATAAGGCTTTCTCTTTGGCTACGGATAAGCCTAAGCCTTTGCCAAGAGGTATCCAGAAAGCAGTAAGCAGTAAACAGATCTTAAACCCCACACATAACGCGCGTGGGCACGAAGATGGGCAGCCATCAGGGGATTCGGCACCGCCGGAGTTTGTGGATGAAACCTGGCCTGATGATCCCGCTGTAAAAAAACCGATGACTGCCGACTGGCAGCCGTCGCCAGATTTTCGCCAGCGTGCAGCGCTCTGGAATGTACACCTGCCGGGCACCGGGTGGGAGCAGCACGAACTGGCATCGTTCCGAGATTATTGGACAGCGGAAGGCAAGGTATTCCACCAGGTGCAGTGGGAACAAAAGTTCGCGCGGCATCTGGCCAGCCAGCCTTCGCTAAATCGAAAAGCAAACGCAACGGGAGGTAACCATGCGGAATTCAGATACAACCCGGGTGATCAGCGCTCGTACTACGAGCAGTTCACCGAATGGGAGCGGCAGTCCGGGGGGCAGTCCGCCGCCGCAGGAGTGGGCGCTCTGGGAACTGATGACCAAAATCTACGGCCAGCGGTGGATTGCCAAGAATGGCAATCGTCCATCGGACCTATGGACGGCGCAGGTCAATTCGATGACGAGTGAGCAACTCACCCGCGTTTGCAGTGCCTTCGCGGACAAGTGCAAAGCCGGCAGCCACTGGCCGCCCGATCTTGCCGAGTTTGTTGCGGTGACCGCCGAATGCAGCGGTGGGGCGTTCGGTCTGACGGTCGACGATGTTCTCGCCGAGAACAAGCGCTGGCGCAATGAGTTCTACCGCTACAGCTGTGCAGAAACGTTCGAGTGGCGCCATCCGGTGCTTTACCACATCTGTATCGCACTCAAACGCATTGGCATTGAGAGAAAACTCACTGAGCGTGAACTGCGTGCGCAGGCCGCGAAAGAACTGGATCGCTGGGAAAAACGGGTTGCAGGCGGATTGCCTATCCCGCCAATCCGTCGACAGCTGGCGCCGCCTAAAGCACCCCCAGGGCCAACGCCGGCAGAACTGCTCTATGCGGAGTACAAACGTAAAAAGGGGATTATTTAACACTATGAAAAAGATAGTAAAACCGGAGCATAAACCAATGACCAACGATCAGGCTGTCAGAGTAACAGCAAAGCAGCTCGTGGATATCATCCTCGGCAAAGAAATGAGCACCACTGAAATCTGGGAAGCGGTCAAAGCCGCGCACCCGGCAAACACGATGACGCGGCAGGAGCTGGCGCTCAGGCTGCGGTCGATGATCAGATCGCCAGACGTAAAAATCACAAAGAAGGGCTGCGGGCCGAGGGCGCTATACAAGCTGACAAGCGTGTCCGACAAATTTGTTGAGCGCGCCGAGGTGAATTATCGCGCCAATCCCCGTACCGGCACGCCGGATAAAACGCTGTGGCACTTCCACCCCAAAGAGCTGCAGTTCTGCAACGTCCACAAGATGTTTGATCAGGCGCTGGCCAACCTGCGCGGGAGGGCATCGGCATGATTGACAAGAATCAGGTTGTTGCAGTGCGCAGCAAATCTGCCGGTGGCCGGATCATTGACACGGATGTGAATCGAGAGCCTCACCTTTACGAGTCGCTTTATCCCGAGGGGTATGTCTCAACGTTGCTCGGGCAGTTGGAAGATGAACGCGCGGCGCGTGAACAGTGGCAGAAGAACTGCCGACGAGTGGAGCAACTGGCCGAAGCCGCAGAAGAACGGGCCGAAGCGTTGGCTGTTGAGAATGTGGCAATGCGCAGCGTTATCGATGCTGCTATAGGGGTAGCGAATAATTCTTCTGGCATTGCAGGCTGGCACCTGAACGGTGAAATCGCCGATTGGGACGAAATATTGCCAGAGCTGAATATCGAGACCCCGGCCACTGACGCAGCACTTGCAGCTATCGAAGCGCGGTCAATTACAGCGGCGTTGGATTCATGCTCTGAGTATCTCGATACAGACTGTGTAATGGACAGGCTTGGGATCAGCTATGCCGATGCAGAATTACGATCAATCGGGGCGATGGAAATTTGCAACGCACTGAAATCTCATGCCGCCAACATTCGGGAGGCCAAATGAAAGAGCGCCCAGTGATTTTCAACGGAGAGATGGTTCGCGCCATTCTCGACGGCCGCAAGACCCAGACGCGGCGTGCAATCAGCGATCGGCACTTGCACCTGATCGACGTGGCTTCGCAGGTTGGCGAATGCTATCCGCAGGAGTCTGGAATCGACCATGCCAACAGCCAGAGCTATTACCGCGAACATTGCCCATTCGGCCAGGTAGGCGATCGGTTGTAGGTGCGCGAGACGTTCATGGACTTAACCGGCACAGGCATTGAAGCCACTACCGGTAAATTTGAAGGGTTCGCATATCGCGCCGACACCCCGGCTGGAAGTTATGGCGATGAAGTCCGCAAAGAGTATGGGCTGAAGTGGACGCCTTCACTTCACATGCCACGTAAAGCCTGTCGCATACTGCTGAAAATCACCGCCGTGCGCGTTGAGCGGCTGAACGATATCAGCGAAGAGGATGCCAAGGCTGAAGGCGTAAAACCGGCTGGCGACATGCTGCCGGATTACCCAGACACATTCCTGACGCCAAAGGGCGACTTTGCTACAGCCAAAGTTGCATTCCAGCGCCTCTGGCAATCCATTTATGGCGAAGAGAGCTGGGCCGCCAATCCCTGGGTGTGGGTTATCGAGCTCGAGCAGGTCAGCGCTAGGGAGGTGGAGCGTGGGTAATCAAAACTTCAAGCCAGGGAGCCTGCGCTATTTCGATGAAGAAATTGGAACGTACATTGTTTCAGAGCCTGGCTCAAAGCAATACAGCTCAACGGCAATGGCGGCTACTGAATATTTTAATGGCATCGAATGGTTGCCGGTAGACGGCGATGAGGAGTTCCAGCATGGCTAACCGCAGACCGCGCCTGGTGCGCGGGGTAGAAATTACCACAGAATGCGACATGTGGCAGCAGAGCAAACATTATCGCTTTCGCTCAGGCATGTACTACGGACGGATCAGATATGCGGAGTTGCGTGATGAAAAGTGAACTGAAGCCATGCCCGTTCTGCGGTGTGCATGGAAATGGGAACGTGCAGCTGCAGCACCGCTGCAATCTTCTCGGATGGCAAGTCCTCTGCTTGTCGTGCGGCGCCCGTGGTCCGAATGGGTATCATGACGATGCTGTAGACCTTTGGAACAACCGCACGACTGACGGCGCTAACGGTATAAATTCAAAAGAAAATGATTGAATTTCGTCCTGTAGCACATCAAGGCCCGCAAAGGGCCTTTTCTTTGCTTGCAAACTCAAATTATTCTAACCATAATTATACTGTATAAATAACCAGTATCAAGGAGGCGCATGATGAAAGTCGAATTAGTAATCCAGAAAAACAAAGAGTTACCGGCAGGCGCAGTTGCGGCGATTGAACAGGAATTCCAGAAACGACTGCTGAAATCATACCCCGATTGCCGCGTCGCCGTACGGCTCGGCGCCCAGGATCATCTGTCGGTGCTCGGGGCTGAAAAGGGCGCCAAAGAACGTGTAGAGAACATCCTGCAGGAGACCTGGGAAAGCGCGGACGACTGGTTTTATTGATGGCACTCTTTGCCGACAAATCACACAGCAAAGGAGGTTGAGGTGACCGGATTACAAGACACGCCCCCAGGAGGGTACAAAGTCGTGCGCTGCATGGATGATGCAGTGGTTGCCAGATTCAAAAATTTCCCCGTATGCGAGCGGGCGTTGATGTACCGACGGGGCGATCAGCTCTCCTTCATGCCGCTACAGCCAGAAGACATCGTCGGCACGCCAAAGCTGATCACGCAAATTTTAGAGCGGGCCGGTCTTCGCAAGATAAATTCTGATAGACTCACTTAACGGGCCTGAACACCCCGTGCCTGCTGCGCCACAGGAGAGAACATGGCGCAGTTACAACTCATCAAGCAGTCATCAGGAATACTGATCCCGGCCACGCCCGAGACCAGCGAATTTCTGCAAAACAATTGCAAGCTCGGCGCCGTGCTGGTGGCCGATTTTAAAAAGGTGCGCAACCCGGCGTTTCACCGTCGTTTTTTCGCGCTTCTCAATCTGGGCTTCGAATACTGGGAGCCTACCGGCGGCGCTATCTCCACGAACGAGCGCAAACTGGTTACCGGCTACGCCAGATTCCTGGCTACGTTTGGCGGCAATGAGTCGGCGTTGCTCGATGCCGCCGAGCAGTATCTCGAGCGCGTCGCCGATCGGCGCGCCGGCAGCATCAGCGCGTGCAAATCATTTGACGCCTATCGCGCGTGGGTGACGGTCGAGGCCGGCCACTATGACGCGATCCAACTCCCCGACGGCACTCTCCGCAAACACCCCCGCAGCATCGCGTTCGCCAACATGGACGAAACCGAGTTCCATCAACTGTACCACGCCGCACTCGATGTTTTGTGGCGCTGGATCCTGCACAAGCCGTTTAGTTCGTACGCAGAGGCCGAGAACACCGCAGCGCAGCTGATGGAGTTTGCATAATGGCCAATTTACGAAAAGAGGCCCGCGGCCGCGACTGCCAAATCCGGATCCCCGGAGTTTGTAATTTCAATCCAGAAACCACCGTGTTGGCGCATTACCGCCTGGCGGGCACCTGCGGCGGCGGCATGAAACCAGACGACGAGCAGGGCGCCTGGGCCTGCAGTAACTGCCATGATGCGATCGATACTCGTACAAAAACTGAATATGAACGTGAAACCCTGCGCCTTTACCACGCCGAGGGCGTATTCCGTACGCAGGCCATTTTGAGAAAGGAAGGTAAATTATGAATCTCGAGTCGGCAGTAAAATACTTCTCACCGAAATCCCCGGTGCTGGGGGACTCGACACCTGCAACGGCTTCGGATTCTTTAACGATCAGCGATGTTATGGGGGCGCTGGGTATGTGCCAGGCTCAGGCGCAATTGGGCCTGTCGGCGTTCTTGGGAAAGGTTGGCATCAGCGAGGATGACAAGATAAAGGCAGTTGTTTTGCTGGCTCGGCATAGTATTACGCGCTGCGACAAGGTTGCAGCCATTCGCAAACTCCCGGGCGAGACCAAAGCTCGGGTGGTACTTACCCTGGCGGCATTCGCCTTCCTGGACTTTTCCCGGAGTGCTGCCAGCGAGGTCCCATGCGACGCATGTGATAATGGCTTTATCGAAGAGCGGAAATTTGTCATGAACAAGCTGGCTAAGGCCCACGACACTGTCGACAGCTTCGTGCGCGGAGATTTGCCGGCATCGATTACGCAGATGGATGGTCGGGAAATGCGGGTGAAGCACGCTTTTTATGAAATCACCCGCAGGGTGTGCCCAAAATGCAACGGCAAGCGGATGATAAAAACGGCCTGCAATGACTGCCGCGGTCGTGGAGTGGCCATCGACAAAGAGGAGTCAGAGCGCCAAGGAGTACCGGTGAGGAAACCCTGCAAACGCTGCTCAGGGCGGGGATACGAACGAATTCCCTCGACCCAGGCTTATAGAGCGATAGCGTGTATCACTGAAAGTATCTCATTAGACACTTGGAAAAAATCGGTGAAGCCATTCTATGACGAGATGCTCACCCAGTTGGATATCGAGGAGTCGTGGGCAAACACGGCGTTACGGACAACGACTGGATGACAAAATAGCGGGTTATTTTATCGTGAGCTATTTACTTTTCCCGAAACTGTGGTAGTTTCTCTCTAACGATGGGTGTTTTGCGCCTGACGTTGACAAGCCCGCCTCTTTGCGGGCTTTTTGCTATGTGGAGGTTGATATGTAAAGAAATATCAATGGGTATTGTGTGGTTATGCTGACTGCATTAGTATTCGCGCCTCGGCCCTTTAGCTCAGTTGGTTAGAGCGCGCGACTCATAATCGCTCGGTCGCTGGTTCAAGCCCAGCAAGGGCCACCAAACCGCCATTAGCTCAGCAGGAAGAGCAACGACCATTAAGTTGTAGGTACGGGGTTCGAGGCCTCGATGGCGGACCAATGCGGTCATCGTATAATGGCTATTACCTCAGCCTTCCAAGCTGATGATGCGGGTTCGATTCCCGCTGACCGCTCCAAACTTGACGCCATAATGCAGGTTGCATTTTTTGTTCAGACGCCACCACCTGAGCAGCGGACAGCAAAGTGCAACCTATGTTGTAGTGTTGAATTGACAGCCGGGAAAGACCGGCACCTATTTCGAACCCTGGCATTCGCCGGGGTTTTTGCGTTTTAGTGGGGCAGATTTCAGCCGCTGGTGGTGATCCACTGGCGACAATTACCGGGGAGTAGAAAATGGTCATCAATGCTGCCGTTTTTCATCCCAACGGCTTTTCCCTCAGCGCGCCGACCCAAGAGGATTTTTGGGTCTTACTGAGCGATGTCGTTGGGTGGGGGCGATTCACCATGATCCGCCCCGATGATGAATTCAGTGCTACTGGAGGGCTTTTTCAATTAGTGGAAGTGCTGCCGGTAGGTTCACAACCCCCTTCGTCAGTAGTTGAAGGGTCAAATGTTTTATGGCGTCTGCCGGAAGCTCTCGAAGTTTTGAAATCAGCCCGGATTTTTTCTCCTCAGGAAGATTTGCAACCCGAATGATATCTTCGAGTGCGACGATCGTGCTGTCGTGGAATTTCACCGTCTGAACGTTGAGAATCGAACCGAGACCACCATCGCCGCGAATGAAGTCGATGCCTCGGTGCGTAATGGTTGGGCGGTTAACCAGAGCGTAGCCTTCCGATGATGGTTTGAGCCCGCTATTGATTAGCTGGTGCTGGTGGAGATAAAGCAAATTCGCCACGAAGGTATCGCCATCAGGATAATGATTTTCCAGCTCCTTCATTTGGGAGCCCGTCAATTCATTTGGGTAGGCGTCATAAAGAAGCTGTAACGTTTCCCGCTGCGCATTTCTATCAAACTTATCCACCTTAAACTCCATTTCTGTAGGGTTGTTTGTCGCGATTCAACGATATCAGAGACGGGAATACACAGCCAGATCGTATCTGGCGCTTATTCGAGGCTGCGCTAACGCGTGGCCTTTTCTATTTGGAGAGCACGATGAAATTTCACGAATTGCATGAAGAGACAAAGGAACGGGCGCGCGATGCACTGTGTGCGGTTTTTGCCAGGGGTTCTGTAAATTCCGGCTCAGCAAAATTGGCCGGAGAAACTATCGCCGCTGCGTTTATTGCTATGGAGCAATACGAAAGCGAGCCAGTCGATCAGCCGACGCTCATTGGTTGTGACGGCAAACTGAACATCTCCATTACAACCAAACCATAAGGCTGCCTCTGGCGGCCTTTTTCTTTTTATCACCGGTGTATCCGGTCAATCCCACAAAGGCAGGGTGGCAGCATGCCGGATAAAGAAATCAACCACATTTTCTCCAGCCTATGGGTGGTGTTCATCCTCATTGCC